TTAAGTTTATTTTATTTTATTTTTTACCCTAATTTACCCATTAAATCTTTCATTCTTAAGAACTGAGGATTTTCATAAGTTTTTGATTCAATTAGAGTTGTTGATGAACCTGTAGAAACTGTCTTGTTTATTTTTGTTCCTACTGACTCGTTAATTGATTTTGTTTCAACCTTACCTAATTCGTCTTTAATTGATTTGTAAAGATTTTTTGATTCTTTTAAACTTTCAACATTGTCGAATCTTCTAAGGATGTTTATTTTTTCTTTTTTAGTTGTTGAATGTTCTGTGAACAATCTTGTTGCGTAAGCTAAGTTTGAGTTGAAGATTGCAACTTCGTTAAGTTTTTCTCTAAAAACATTTAACGCTTTTCTGTACTCTTCATTTTTCTCTCTTAACATTCTAACTTCATCTTGGTTGATAGATTCTACTTTAACACCACTATTACTGTAATTGTAATTTCTGTTATTAGTGATACCTTTTCTTAATCCTCTACCTTCTTTGGAACCCATACCGTAAGTTCTAGCAGCTTCTTTGGTTTCTCTCTTTTCAAAACCTGCGTCATCTCTACGAGCTTTAGTAGTTTTAAGGTCTTTTGAAGCGATTTTACCATCCTTCATACCTAACCTTTCATCTTCCTTGTCTTTGTATCCTTGACCTTCTTTTGTTTCTGCTTTAACAACTTTGGATTTAGCTTCCATATTAGCACCTTTTTTGTAGTCAAATTTAGGTTTACCAGTACCCATAGTTTTAGGACCTTGTTTTTTGTCCTCTTTAAATCCACCTGCAGCTTTGTCTTTGTAAGTGAATTTTGGTCCTGAACCAATTCCAACACCTTTAGGTTTTGTTTTTTTAGGTGAATAAGATTCGTTTGTCCAATCTTCGTCCATTTCTTCGTCTTGTTCGTCCATTTCTTCGTCTTGTTCGTCCATTTCTTCGTCCTGTTCGTACATTTCTTCATCATCTTCGTCTAAAGTAATTTCGTACACTATGTCATCATCATCGTCCATACCTTCGTCTGATTCATCATCATCTTCCATACCTTCGTCTGATTCATCATCATCTTCCATACTTTCGTCTGACATACTTCCGTTACTAAAGATTGCATCGATAACGTCGTCAACTGACTCATCTTTTTCTTCGTAATTCATATCTGATTCTTGCATTTCGTCTTCTTTCGATTCACCAAGCTTAACAAGATATTCTACATCAGCATTGTCGTCTGATAAGTGTACGTTGTTACCATCTTTTTTTACAATGATTCCGTCGTCTTCACCCATAGCCTTAAATACTTTTAAAATTTCTTCATCTGAAGCATCAGTTAAATCAATTGGACTTTCTTCTGAATCCATATCCATATCCATATCCATATCCATGTCTGAATTATCATCATCCATATCAACATCTACGTCCATATCCATTTCATCATTATCAACATCCGTATCAACGTCATCCGTTTCAACATCAGTATCTAAATCAATCTCATCATCTTGTTCATTTAGAGATTCTTTTACTAATTGACTGATTTCTTCCTTCATTGTAGATTGAAGTATTCCTTTTGCATTCTCGGCTATAGCTTCTTCAACTTGTTTCATTTGAATAAGAGCCTCTTGAACTAATTTGTTTTCTTTCATGAAAATCTATTATTTTTACAATATAAATAGTATCAAATTAGAAAAAATTCATTTCCAACGTGATACAATCTAAATTTATTTAATAATAAATATCTCCAAAGAGCAAAAAAAAAGTGGTCAGAGACCACTTTCATTATTCGATTACTTCATCAATTTTACTTTCCGAGACCGAAGTTATTCTCCAATCATTCGTAAACCCTTGATATTTTTCTGTAACCTTAGCTTCCACATCTGTTACGGAAAAACCTTTAACTAATTTTTCTTCTCTAATTTTTTTGATTTTACCGGTGTTTTCATCAGGTAAATCGTACTGAATTTTTGCTACAAAGTATTTTTCTTCCATAAGTTATTATTTTCCCAAATAATCGGTTAATTTTTTCATTAAGTCAACTCCTTTAGATTGAAATTCAGAATTTTCAGGTGATTTGTATCTTTTTTCCTCTTCTAAATTTTCTTCATACTTGTTTCTATCATCAGGATTAGTAAATAAATACGCTCCTGGTGTAGATGGTGAAGACACCAAGTCAAAACAGATTAATTCGAAATCGTCTTGTACCTCATTTCTTTCCCCAACTTTTTTAAGAGAACCTACACCTCTTGAGGATACTCCCATTGTAACACCTTGTCTCATTAAATTAGCCGCTTGGTCTCCTTTTGTGGAAACAATACCTCTTTCATGAAATCCTGGTGATGTTAACAATTTAAGTTTTCCCATCAAGATGTTTTTATCCCACCATATATCAGTGATGATGTGAGATACCCTGTCTAAGTCAATTAGAGACGACTCAGGGTGATTAAGTTCTGAAGTCGATAAACCTTTAGCAATTGCCTTTTTATAGTTCTCAGCTTCTCTTTTTAATATTCTTTCAGGATAAAATCTTCCGTTTCTATTTGGTGTATCGTATTTTTGAAGTACCGCATAAAATTCAAAAGGATTTCTATAATCTAAGTTGGCAGCCTCTTTTAAAATATCGGCATTAAGACGGTCTTTTGGTGATACCCAACCAGCATCCATTTCAATCAATATTCCATGACCTACTTCACTTGCTTCTAAAATTCTTAATTGTTTCATCAATTTGTTTTAAGATAAATATATCAATTAAGTATCTTTATTACGATTCGTTAGTTTTTGAGAGTGAAAAATCAAAGTATTTGTTCTCCATAACATTCTCTCTTACAATATTTTTGATTATTTTTTTTACTGAATCTTTTATTTCAATACATTTAAAATCCATCTCTTGATTGGTGTATAAATTAACTTCTAAGTTGAAGAATGATTTTTTACCGTGAGAAATTCCGCTTGTCCTGAGGTCCAAATCCACAATACTATTCTCTTTAAATAATTCAGAATTTATTGAATTAAACACTGAATGTTTAATTTCTCTACTTAAATTACAGACAACCCTATTCCAATTGTCATATTCAAATTTGGGTGTTACCCAAGATTGAATGTTTATGTATAACGACTTTAAATTTTTTGAATCTACCGTTCCGTATACTGATTTAATTGGGCTGTACAGATTTAACTTTACACTTTTACCTTTTTTCATTAAGTTTCATTGTTGTCAATGTTTATTTGTTTGTAAAAAAATAAGACAAATAAAACCGATAGTCAAAATTTTTTAAAAAAATAGATATTTGTAGTATATGTTAATTGTAAAAATAAACAAAGATGGAATAGAAAAGGCTTTAAAAACTTTGAAATCAAAAGTTATTAAAACTAAACAAAATCAAATTTTGTTTGATAGAAAAGAATTTTTAAAAAAATCTGTTGTAAAAAGAAGTCAAAAATTAAAAGCCGCCTACATTCAAAAAAAGAAAGACAGTTTAGATTGATTCTTCTAAAGTTTTTAATTTAAGAAAATTCAATTGGTCAAACTTTTCGGCCTTTAATCTAGTGATAGTTTCATACAATTTGGTTTTTAATTCAAATTCTTCTTCATTATCTAATAGATTGTTTAGCTTACTTATTGCGCTTTCACGAATGGTTTCAAATTTACCCTCAAGAATTTTGGTGTCTTCTGACATCAATTGGATAAATTCTTTTTTAGATGATTCATCTAAAGTTTCAATATAATTTGTTAAAGTTTGGTTAGCGATTCTAACCATAGATTTTAATGGAATATTAATAGATTCTTTAACAACTTCTTTTGTAGATGTTAAAACATTAACAATATTTTTCTTTGAATTTACCCTCTCCAATAAATTCAATTTATTTGTATAAACCAACGCATCAATATCAGAATATTTGTTTTCAATAGATTCAGATATTGTTCTTGGTAATTTAACATTTGTTAATAATTTTTGAATTAAACTTATTCCTTCTTCTAAAAAATCTTTAGAATCAGTTTCGTTTAGTCCTTGTGGTGTGCTTAGTTGGTCGTACAAAGAATACAATTTAGACATAGTCTTATCATTCAAAACATTATGTTTGAATTCTTTTAACGATTTTTTGAACTCTACTTCATTTTTGTAGGATTCAATTAGTCTGTTTTCGATTATGGATTTTATTTTTCCGAATGTCATTTTAAGAGGCGTTTGAATATAAATATTATGAATTCAATAACTTATCCAATTCTTTTGAAATTTCTCCTAAAGAATCTTGCCCTTGACCAAAATCTATGTAAGTTGAACCCTCAATGATATTACGTTCAACTAATAAATTCATGTTTCTTTCCATTCTTGATTCGGGTGTAACTTCACCTCCTTCTGGTGGTGGTACTTCTCCTCCCGCTGGTGGAGCTCCACCTAAATCTACACCTCCTGCTGGCGGTGGTGGTGGTGCACTAAACGCTCCCATTCCTCCTCCTAATTCTTCTCCACCTGCCGGTGTTGTTGCGGCTCCCGCATTTGCGGTACCACCTGAAGTATTACCGTATAATTTGTCAATATTATCAAATATACCTGTTTTGGTAATAACGGTAGGAGTTGCTTTAAGTTCTTCACCAACAGCTCTTTCAATTCTTTGTTGTTGTAAATCCAATCTAATTTCTTCATCAGACCAACCAAAGATATGTTTTTTAGCCCATGTTGAAGATACAGGTTGGATACCATTTCCTGGGTCGGCAACTAAATCTTTATACAATAAAACTTTTTCTTTCCAAACGTCAATTTTTAATAAATCCGCTTGTGTAGATGGGTTAGATAAACCTAATGTAAAGTTTTGTAATTCATCTTCAAA